CCTGATGTATCTTACCATAATATAATAGAACTACTGAGGGAATCCAAGTCCTGCATTGGAGATGATGCTAAGATGCCTTTAAACTCTATTGAGCTGTTCCAGAATTTAATCTACCCATCTGAGATAGTGATGTATGCAAATTTCATCAGCTCAGTGTGTACAGAACTCTCCTATGCATACAAGCAGTATACAAAGGGGGACACATACATATTCAAGCGACTAAGAACACACAGAGCTGGGCTTGTTATAAAGACAACAGGCACACATGTTTTTGTCATGCTTATAATGGATGCTAGATACTGCAAGATGTTTGATACTGGAAGGATAGGCCCCAAGATGTGGAAAGCTGGTGATGTATGGATATCAGACTTCAGCAGTTTTACAGAGGTATCTCTGGAGCATTTCATAAAAGCAGGACCATATCTTGCTGGGATCATGATACACCTTCTATCCCATTTCAACATAGATGTTCTAGATCTAAAGTTCACAGAATTCAACAACTATTCTCTGAATAGAGAATACTGGCAATGTGTGAAGACAGTATTCTTGTGCTTCCTTAACAATAAAATAGAGCTTGAAGAACTAATGACAAATCAGAGATATCTTTACATGTCTCTATTAGATGAGTTCTACCCTGATCCTTACAAGTTCACAGAAAGATTCCCAAAAGTTCTGCGCAGTAGAATGACAGTCTATCTGTTAGAGAAAACTATAAAGAACATGGACTATCACAATCAGAACAGGATAAAGAAGACTTACGGGTCTGAGTCTTCTTCTGGAGATGACTACTTAAATATTGAGAACATAAGATCCATATATCATGAAGGGTTTGCCAGTCTTCCTCAGAAAATAAATGAATTTTACTTTGGATATGTGATATCTAAAGTGAAGTCAAAAGGAGGCGGCATGTTCGGAATTTTTGAAAAAATGTACAAAGAAGAGGTGAAGTTTAGAGAGAGCGGAATGAGCCCTCTCACATATCTAACAAGTCCTATACCTCACTGTGCAGATAAAGCCCTAATGAAATACATGATAGATAAGCATAATCAAACCTACTCAGATAAGTACGGATCTGACTGGAAAAGCTCTTTTGCTGATACCATTATGGATAGGATGGCCAAGGTTTCCTTTTCTGACCTGGCTACATTAAAGGCTAGTGGGAAAGACCATGTCGAGGAATTAGACCTAGAAAGAATACTGGAGTATCAATCAAGTTTAAATCCTGGGGATATTGCTGACCATGCTTATATTAAAACCACTCTAAAGGAATCCAATAGGGTGGAAGCTGAAAAGAGACCTAAGATGATCCAGGCTATTACTCAGTTGAGTGCTGAATACTCTGCAAGATTTGGAGCTGAGCCAAGCCATATTATTCAGTTGGTTCCTATGTGTCTAGAAGACCTTGAAGAAAGAGGGTACTTTGTGACTGACATGTTCCCTAAGGATCAACATGGAGGCAAAAGAGAAATATCTATTCTAGAGGGTCGTGCTAGAATTCTTCAATACTTTGTAGAATTGATATCGAAGTTTTACTGTGGTCAGCACAAATGTGAGACCATAACACACCCAGAAACGAAAGATCGTTTTGTTCAAGAACATTATAAAGAGTCTTTGGTCACATGGCCAGAGTTTATAACAATGTGTAAATCTGCAGATGCAACAACATGGTGTCAGAGGCATCATGGGGATAAGTTCCTTGCAATGCTATTACGAATGACTGATCCAATCTTTCATGGTCTGTTGTATAGAACATTAATTTTATGGAGGACAAAAAGAGTGGCACTACCTTTAGAATTAATATCTATTTTCTTAGCAAATAAAGAGACACCATCTTCCAACCCAGTCTTCAAGAGGATGAGAGAGGATTTCTATATTGGAAGGAAACCGTTCTTGAAACCACTCTCGCATTATGTTGAAATATCAGGGGGAATGTTTCAGGGCATTTTACACTATACTTCTTCTTTATGTCATGTAATTCTACAGGAGTTCTCAGTAGAATTTGAGAAATCAATGATCAAAATGAAATATGATATAGATATCATAGAGACAATAACAGTAGGCAGTGATGATAGCTCTAAAATGATCACACTCCCAATAATGCAGGATGGCCCAACAACAATGAAGATCGCATATAGGTTGATGTTATTTAAGGAAAATCTAGCTAGATACTGGTCAATCTTTAACTCAGAGGCAAAGAGTGTTATGGGAATACTTGATATATTAGAATACAACTCCACATGGTATATACGAGGGAAGGTTGTGATGCCAACATTTCGTGTTGTATCAGCAGCCCTAGAGACTTCATTAGTGGAAACTTTTGTGGAGAGATACAGGATTTTCTCTAATGTACTAACTCAAGTGGTTGAATCTGGAGGATCTACTTTTGAAGCAGCTGGTATACAACTATGCCAGGCATGGATGCATTACAAACTTCTAGGAATAGAGAACCATGCTTTGCATGCAAAGATGGCAGACCTAATTATGGACTCTCATGATCCTACAATAGGATTCTTCCCTTGTGACCTAGACTTAATGGCTGGTCTGGGAGGTTTTGACATGGCTGTTTACCTACTAGCTAAGAGTACAATGTATGGCCCTAGATTATTGTCGGCAAATCAAACCACACCTGAACTATCAGACTATGGAATTGATAACAGGTCAAAGATAGGACACAATCTAAAAACACTGAGGTTAGGATTTACAGACTACCGGATTTGGTCTAGGCTTGTACAAGGTGTAGGCTTGGAGAGCATTGAAGAAGCTGTAGATAGAATTGAGAGAGACCCTGAGTTAATATTTGGAAAACACTTATCATGGAAAGATGACAAAGTTTCCTTAGTCTTAAAATTATTCACTCCTGGTGTCAAGTCATCAATTGCCTCTTATCAACCAACTATTAGAATGATGGTTGCATCAGCATATATGATTAATAGACCTTGTTTTAAAATGTCAGGAGTGGAAGAAAAGATGAGCTTGCTACAAGCTGCTCATAAGTTCTATGATGAATATGATCTTCAATCAAGATCTTACCATAAGTTAGGACATGACAAAGAACCAAGTCTAAAAACTATATTTCCTTTCCATGAGGAATATGATAAAATGATAAGTTATATTGAAGGTTTAATGGAGAGCTCTGGGCTAGTACCCATGGATCTAGGTCGAAAGTCCAAGGTTAAGCTTGAAATTTTCTCTCTTCCTGGGTTGACAGACTATGAATTAATGGATCTGTGTAAGAGAAAGTGGTTTGGGAAAACATACTCTGTACCTGTGGGTAGAACACACTTTGATGTTCTCTGGCAGTCTGCTAGGGTTAGGTGCCCATTCCTTAAAGATACATTGGAGGAGACAAAACTGGAGCTTGGCATGAACACTCTTCAAGTGAAGTTCTTCCTAGAAGGAGCCAGTAAGAAATCTAGGTCAGTGAAGCTTACTGATACAGCAGGACGTGCAAGCAGCACAGAAAGTGTGATTAGTAGAATAGTATGGCCTGGTTATAAGCTGCGATCTGCAAATGAACATGTGACAGACTTGAGTGTAAGGACACTAAGAGCAAACATTTATAGCATGATCACCTATATCTTCTCAGAAGAAATTATAAGAGACAAAGTAGTAGCTATCTAAAGGATTCAGATGTTTTGAGTAAAACTTTGAACCAACTAC